GCAAAACTGTTTGGACATTTACGTCAGGGGAAGATTTAACCACTGACGAGTTTGCACAGGTAGATGCTGACGGCAATCACTGGGCTATTGGACTAATGCAATGGAGTCAGATCAACGACACACAGGATTCATTTTGGAGTGTAGAAAACAACACAGTGTCTGCGTCAAGCAAGAGAGACTATGCTGTAAGTGCTAGTAATGCAAGTGCATTTGATGGTGAGTTGGACTTAGACGGATTGAGTTCAAACAGGATCTCATCTACCATAGGAAACAAACAGGACTTTGATTCAGGTATAGCACAAAACACTTGGGTTATCATATGTGCCATATTCAATAAGTCAGGCAACCAGATTGCTTTTAGAGTAAATGGTGATAATGCATTTACACCTGTAAATGACTATGATAACGCACTAAACACCAACTTGGATTTGCGATTCTTCCGCAATAGAGCCAACGAACGAATGCAAGGTCAAATGGCAGAGTTCCTTACTTTTGCTGGATTGCCAGGCACAGGTGGCACAGATGTCAGCCACGTAGAACGCATAGAAGGATACCTTGCTCACAAGTGGGCTCAAACAGGCAGTTTACCTGTGAGTCACCCATATAAGAGTTCAGCACCAAAACAAAATGCTGTATTAGTGAATACCGACACAAAGGTCAGCCTTGATGGTTCTGACATTGACAGGATTGTGCTGTGGAAAAATCACAGACAAACATCAGGTAATATGGCGTTCAACACATACAACAAAGACGTAAACACTCGTCCTACAACCGGATTGATGTATCCTCGTGTAAGGACACGTAGGCGTGGATAAGATAAATATACAAAAGAACAGGATTTAGAGAATGGCATTTTTTCCACTAGTATTAGACACAAGCGACGGTAATCAAATCAAAGAGATTCCCAGCGGAAGCGAATTGAGCATGGCAGGAGTTGAACTTTCCGGCTTGAATAATCTCACTATTGGAGGCGCTTTAAATGGCAATTCCATTTCAACTGTAGGAGATGCAACAATTGGAAATGATGCAATTATTTCTGGAGGCGCAAGTGTAGGTGGTAATCTTTCTAGTGCAACTTTGAATGTGACAGGTATATCCACAGTAGACGATTTAACTGTAAGCGGAACATTAACACTAGGAGCAACAGATGTATCAACTTATCTTGTGCAAAGTGATTGGGCAATTTTAAATCCATCTGATCCTGCATTTATTAAAAACAAGCCCGATATACAAGATGGAGCCACAGTGCTTAACGATTTGACTGACGTGCAAGCAGATGTAACATCTCCTGCTATAGCAGATCCTAGTCGACTTGTATTGGGCTGGGACGCAGGTGGTGGCGCATGGGTTGCAGCAAATCCAGCAGGAGGTATTGACTTAACAGCCTTTAGCGTTACCAATACCGCAGCCACACCTAATAGTAATGGTGATTTGCAATATAACACAGGCACAGGTGAATTCACTTTTGAAAGAGCAGATATTCCACGGTCATTGGCAGATCTTGGAGTGACAAATAACGTTGACGAATCAAACTTTTCAGAGGTAGCAGCACCGGCTAGGTATTTCAAAACAACTGCAATTGTATCAGACAGTTTTATTAACGTAAGTGTTGCACAAGATGATGTTAATGGCGATCAGGTAACATTTTCTTTTAACGATCCAGGGTATCTTACTGCTGAAGCAGACACATTGGATTCTGTAGTAGGAAGAGGTGCTGTTACTGCATTGTCTATACAAACAGGCGATATAACTGCAACCAGCATAGACTCAGTAGCATCTCCAGGAACACCTAATAGTTTAGGCTATAGCAGCGGAATAAGTTTAGATCTAACAGCAGACTTGACTTCTACAAACGGCAATGTTACAATGACCAACGGTCAAATCACAGCTACAAACGGCACAGTCACAGGAAATATTGTCAACGCAACAGATGAGTTCACCGGAGATAGAGTCAATGCTAGCACTGCTGAACTGGTTCTTAATGGAACTAAGGTTACTGTTGAGCCAAATCATTTCAAAATTACACCAAATGTAACACTTCCTAGTTCACCAACTGTAGGCGATTTTACACACAACGGCGACAGTGTAGCTACATATGTCAACGACAAAGATGGAGGAGGAAATCCTGGATGGGTTTGGTTAGGTGGACCTTTTGCTCCAGAGGGTATTATTTTTCCAAACAAAACAACCACAGAACGTAATGCCTTGTCTGGGGTATTAGGAATGGCAATACTTAATGTTACTACTGGCAAACTAGAAGTCTACGACGGATCAAGCTGGATTGTTGTAGGACCATAAATCAAACGCTCCGTTGTGATAAATATATAAAACGGAGAACACTATGCCATTAACATTACCAAATTTAGGAAACATTGTAAACGACGGCACCGGCGACGATCTTTACACAGCATTTACAAAAGTCAATGCAGCACTATCCGACCTTGATACAAGATCAGAACAAACCACAGCGTCTAACACAGAAGATGGATTCCCTGTATTTAGAGAGCAAGTAGGAAGCGAATTACAATTTAACACCTTACAAGTTGATCCGCTGTTTCCAGATAGCATGGCAATACGGGTAGTTAATGGGCAAGTAATGTTAGCCAGCAAACAGGCTAATTTTAGATATGCACTAGACAAGCCAGGTGATCCACAAGATGGTGTTGTGCTGGTTTCTAATCCTTCCAAAATCGTATATTTTAAACCTACACAAGGTGCAGACATTCAACTTAATCGTGTTAATGAAGTAGACGGTGTTTATAATATAGAAGTAGCAATAGATTCACAATTGGTAAGAGAAACTGCTCCGCGTGTCTCTGCCAACCTAGATTTACAAGGTAATGACATTGTTAACATAGGCAGTTTAGACGGGTTAGCTATAGATAGCATTAACGAATTATTCAGTTGGGATTTTGGAGATTTATCTCCAAATCCGTCTAGTATAATTGATTTCATTGTAAATTCAATTGATGTCGACTTTGGCACATATGCAGATCCAAATAATCAAGTAGTGGATTTTGGCGTAATTACAACATAAGGATAGTAAATGAGTTTACCTCAGTGGACAAAAGAAACTGGCGATAGTTTAGGAACAATCAACGAGCGTGAAAACATTGCTATTGATTTGCCTCTTGCTGATACAACTGCAACGACTGTTAGCTTGATTGCTGGAGAATTACCTCCAGGGCTACGTATAGATAATTTTCAAATAAAAGGTGTGCCATTTGAAGTTAATAGAACTAAAATATTTGAATTTACCATCAGAGGAACAACTCTTGCAGGAGTATTAGATAGGACATTTACAATCACTGTAGAAGGTCCAGATGCGCCGGTATGGATTACACCAGAGGGGCCATTAAACATAAGTGCAGTGCCTAATTTAGATTATTGGCTTGACACTGTAAACACTAATTTTGGTCTTAACAAGTCAAACGGCGTTGTATGGCAACCGCAAAGTGTAAGCACATTTGACGGAGCACCGTCAAACTTAGAAGGTGCCGATGGCGAGTATGCATTTGATTTACAAACAAATCAGTATTTTGAGAAAATATCAGGACGCTGGTATAAACTTAATTCAACAATAATAAAAAATATACTAGGAAGTGATATAGATTTATCATCCAGTCAAAGTGTGCCTAATCCTATAAACATAGAATACTGGTTAAACGCAAATAAAGATTTGGGCGGTTTAGACTTGCGCTTGAGAAGGTATAGCGAATCACAAGATGCATGGTTGCCAGTTGAATATACTGTAAGTTATACGCCTCCAATTGATCCAGGTGACAAGCAAATATGGGTAGAAATTTATCCTGAAGACATAAAGTTTAGTTTAAAAATTTATAATTTGCCAGAAATGCAATGGGAAGAATTAAACTACGAATTTACTGACGTCCCACCTGATAGAGCAAGCACAGCATATTTTGTCTTAGACAGCAGTTTTGTAGATTTTCAACTTCAAGCAATTGATACAGACCTAAAAGCTGGAGATAGTTTAAAATTCTATATAGCAGAAGGTGATGGCGAATTACCACCAGGATTAACATTAAACGAGGATGGTAGTATAACTGGCATTGTTGAACCTATACTAAGTCTGGATAAAGATGCAGAACCAGGTTATGATGTAGGTATATTTGATAGATATCCTCATGATTTCACAGTGAGAGATAACGACGGATTTGATAGCTATCTTTATGATACACAATTCTATGGCTTTGCTGACAGGACTCAAATACCAAAAAAACTTAATCGATATTTTAATTTTACTGTAACTGTAGCAGACGATGTAGGAGAAATTACAAGAGATTTCCAAATTTATCTCGTAGGTGATGATTTCTTACGAGCAGACAATACAATTATGAAAAGTGCTACAGGATTGTTCACTGCTGATGTAACATACCTGAGAAAGCCAGTGTGGCTAACTCCAGGTTATCTCGGTGCAAAACGTGCAGATAATTATCAAACAATATATTTAGAAGTATATGATCCTAATACTTTGCTAGGAGTAATTACATATGTTCTTCGTGGAACAAATGATGATGGATCGCCTAGTTTGTTACCTCCAGGATTAGAAATAGACAATACAACAGGCGAATTGGTAGGAACAATTCCGTATCAACCTGCTGTTTCTAAACAATACAGATTCACAGTTGAAGCACAACGCAGCGAAAGTGATTTAGATATTGCAGAAATTTTCTTTAACATTTTTGAAGATACTGTGTCTAACAAAACAGAAATAAGGGTTTTTAAACTTCCTACAGGATTACAAGACGGGCTAGACGATTTAAATAGTTTATTAAATCGAACAATTACAATAGAAAATAATTTTTACACAGTTATTGGAACAGACGATGCTAATGTAGATTATGATATAATCAAACTGGATAGAGGTTTAGAACCTACATATAGAGCAAATCCTTTGACGCTACAAAAGGCCGTAGAGCCCGGCGACAGTGTTTTATATGTAAGATATGATGATTTGTCAAGAGAAATTGATAGAAACTTTTATTATAGCAGAACTTTACAATACAGTAGTGTAAATATTATTGAAATAAAGTCCCAATTAACTGACGGAGTTGATAATAATGCTATAGAACCGTTTGTGTCGTGGACTGTAGAAAGTAGAGATCCAGCTTTTGATTTAGAGTTTAATTATGATGCAGCTGAAGTTGAGCAGTTACCAGGCGATACATTTTCAGATGCCGTAAAACGTTATGTTTTAGAAAAATTAATTAAACCTGCATTGCCTTCGACTGATCAAGATAAGTATGCATTATCAGATATATTGGTAAACATAATATCGCAAAGTAAAATTGAAATTTACACGCCAGAAACAAATCTTACATTAAGTAGGACCAAAATTGACAATGTTTTTCATATAGGTGATAGTGCAACAGATGACAATCTTGTTGATGTTACAAGAGGTGCATCCAACAATCCGGACGGTAGATATTTTAGAGTTTTATTGAACAGTGCATATCCAGGAAGTTTTGTAGCAGGCGCCCAACTTAGCATAGGTGTTCCTGCCGAAACAACAATTGTTGAAAGAATAAATGTTGCAAATAATGAAGTGGTAAGTGCAGTCAAGACATTCACAGTTGATATTTTAGGCGAAGTGGAGAGTGCTATTACTTGGATAACTCCTACAAATTTGGGCACATTGCCTGCTGGTAGGTTAAGTTATTATAAATTAGAGGCTACAACATCATTAGAAGGCGGCAACTTAAAATACGATCTAATTACAGGAAAACTTCCTAATGGACTTACACTTAAAAAAGATGGAGAAATTGTTGGTAGGGCAAATCAATATGCAGAGTCAAACGTGTATAAATCTACATGGAAAAGCACTAGAGCATATGATAAAGGCGATGTGGTAGTATATGAAGGAACAAAATACAAAGCTGTTGTTGATATAAATGCCGGAGGGGATGAGAGTATATTAGAAGACACAGCATTTTTTGAAGAATTTGAATATAACAATGTAGGACTTACAACTATTGATACAAGAACAATCTTTATTGATGGTAGCACAACTACTTTTGATAGAGAGTTTACATTTAAGGTCCTAGCAAGAGATAGATATGGATATAGTGCAAGATCACAAGAATTTACAATTACTGTTGTAGATATAGATCAAAACATATATACAAATCTGTATATGCAACCTTTCTTAAAACAGAATCAAAGAGACTACTTCAAAACTCTTGTAGACAACTATACAATATTTGAACCTGAATTTATTTACAGACCCTATGATCCAAATTTTGGAATTCAAAAGAATTTGAAATCATTAGCATATGCAGGCATTGAACAAAAGACATTGGCAAATTTTGTGTCTGCTGTAGCTAAAAATCACAAAAGGAAAAAATTTACTTTTGGCGATATTAAAACAGCAGAGGCAAGGCAGCCTGGTTCAAACGATGTAGTATATGAATTAGTATATGTAGAGCTTAAAGATCTACAAGAACCCGTGAAAGGACAAATACCCCAGGTTACCAAAATCAGGACAAAGAACACAACCCTTATTAACGAAGTTGATATTGAAATTAAAGACGATGACAGCAACATAGATATAGGTTTACAATTTTTTGAAGTCTTCAGTCGTGACCTAAACGATGTCGTATCTATACGTGCCGAAAATGCAGTAATTGAAATAGAAACTCGTGATAGTGGTGTTATACAACTACCAGCTGCTGGTGTTATATCAATATTAGATAGAAATAATCAAGTGGTGAATATAATTGCAACCACTACATCCAACAATTCAAGTCCGGCGCCAATGCGTTTTAGACCAATCGGTCAAACTATAAGCATTGACAGCGATGCATTGATTGTGAGCGATCAAAAAGATCAATTTAGATACGTTAGTAACATTAGTAATATGCGTAAAAGAATTGCTGCTATTGGTGCAAGTGAACGTGAGTTTTTACCTTTGTGGATGAGAACCAGTCAAGAAGGCAGTATAAGAGAAATTGATTATACATTAGCTGTTCCTATCTGTTATTGCAAAGCAGGCTCAGGACAGCGTATTAAAGAAAACATACAACAAAGTGAATTTAATTTTTCATTAATAAACTATGAAATAGATAGATATATTGTGGATGCAACCACCGATAATCAATCGGAACAGTATATTCTATTTCCAAATTATAAATTTAATGTGTAGAATATTATAAATAAATGTAGCGAGGAACTAAGATGGCAAGTAGCATTATACATACAACAATAGATGAACAATATCCTGTAGCAGGTGTTGATAACGATAGTCAAGGTTTTAGAGATAATTTTTCTATAATCAAAGATAACTTTAGTATTGCAGCAAACGAAATTACCGATCTGCAAGATAATGTTTTGTTACGTGCCCCTTTAACCGGACAAGACACAGCAGCCTTCGAAACACAAAATAGTTTAAATAATGCTACACTATCCACATTAAATTTAAAATCTGCTACGCTAGAATCTAACAACACTGTGGCAGGTGATGCAGATCGCACAGTATCATTTAATGTAGGACACTATTTTCCTATAACTGTTGATACAAGTTTAACATTGACATGCTCCGACTGGCCGAGTGAACATTATGCAGAAATCTACATAGAATTGAAAGCGTCAACTAGCAATCAAGACACAGTGACATTTGCAAGCACAAATTCAGGCGGTGCACCAACTGCTACTTATCTTGTAGACACTGCAACAGAAGCATTGTCATATTGGACGACTAGAACCTTAACATTAGATAGTGCAACAGATCCAAGAGATATTGTAAAACTTTGGACTGCTGACGGTGGTATCACTGTCTTTATCCAACATGTAGGAAGATTCCAATAAAATAATGCATCCTGGTATAACAGATCTAAGTGAATTTACTGATACCCAGCTTGAGGAAAAATTAATAAAGCTGAACAGATATTATTTTACTACAGATAATCCTGATCTACGGCAGCAAATGATTCTTGTTATGGATTCATACAAGAGCGAAATAGAAATGAGAAGAGCTGCTGCAAAAAAACAACAGTTAGATGCAAGCGGCGATAATGATCTTGACAATTTAATAAATGTATCGTAAAATACATAGATGCTCATGAAGACAGACGAACTTGGTATTCCGCGATTTAGTAATCGTAATCTTATAGATATGATCTATTCGGGTCAGCATGACAAGTGCCATGTAGTATTGTGCGAGTCAACTGATGATGTAGATAAATTCAATAGTGCAATGGAAGCACAAGGTATGGATCTATTGCAGAAATACATTCCGTTAGATGTAGATCAAAAGACTTTTGACGGTGTATGTCAAAGTGAATGGTTTATGCCTGACGAATACAAGAACATGGACATTTCAGAATATTTACAAAGTAAATGTAAAACACAAGAAGAACTTACACGTTATTTTGAAGAATATGCAGAGTTTAACAAACGAGGTATGCTACCGCTATTACGCTATATGGTTTATCTTGTGGACTTTATGCGTGAAAACGATATTGTATGGGGTGTAGGTCGTGGATCAAGTGTAGCAAGTTATGTGCTATATTTGATTGGTGTTCATAAGATAAACAGTATAAAATACAATTTAGATTGGCGTGAGTTTTTACGAGACTAAATATATACGCACATAAAGGAGACCATACGATGCCAATGAGACAAAAAGGTAGGAAAATTTACCGCACAATGCAAGGAAAGCAAATTGATTTAGATCTGCTTATCAAAAGAAATGAGTTGACACCTGCTGTGGGTAATGCTAAAGTAAACGCTAGAGGTGACGAATTAGGCCCAGGTGGTAAAATTATTCGCAAGCGTGAAGAAGTTGTTAAGGAATACTACAAAGGTAGTAAACCTGTAGTCAATGAAGAAGCAGTGTCACAGGAACGTGTTGCTAAAGAAGCAACTCCGGCACCTGTCAAAGCAACTGCTGCTGAACAAAAAATGCTTGACGAGTTTGATAGCGAACCTGTTCCACCTAAAAAGTCAACCCCTGTAAAATCAACTGCCACTAAAGAAGAAGAGTGGGTAGAAGATGAAGAAGGAAATTTTGTTAAAAAAGGTGACTAATGTCTATTAATTTAAACACTATTGCTGGCACTCTAAGACCAATAGGCAACAGAGTATTAGTAAAAAATATGTTTTTCGGCGAACAAAAGACAGCCGGAGGACTAATCATTTCAGATGATGATGGTAAAACCCGTGGTATCTATCCACGCTGGGGACAAGTTCATGGTAAAGGTCCCGATAATAAAGACGATTACGCTGTAGGCGATTGGGTGTTGGTAGAACACGGACGTTGGACACGAGGCGTAAAAATTGACGAAGGTGAAGGTGATCTAGAATTGCGTATGGTCGAAGCAGAAAGCATTCTTGCTTTTTCTAGTGAAAAACCTGAAGATGTCTTTATTGGTCAAGAATATTCAAACGGTGATACAGCTACTATTGATCCCAGCAGTTTTGTGAGAGCGTGATGACAAATCCATTTGCAGATATTGAACGCTTTGGCTCGGCGTGTGATCAAGAGCCATCAGAAGCAAACTATGATATGTATCTCGGTCTTATTGCAGAAGAATACAATGAGCTTGCAGATGCTATAGCAGCAGATGACCGTGTAGAACAACTTGATGCACTGATTGACATTCTTGTTGTTACCATGGGTGCTATTCGAGCAGGTGGCTTTGATGGCGAAGGTGCGTGGAAAGAAGTAATGGATACTAACTTTGCTAAAATCAATCCAGAAACAGGCAAAGTAATCAAACGTGAAGATGGCAAAGTTCTAAAGCCAGAAGGATGGAAGGCTCCAGAACTTGCACAGTTTATAGGAGACTAATATGGAACGAACTATTGAAAGAGCTGGTTATGACGAAGGTCTTAGGCAGTTCATGCTTAACATGTATAACCACACAGCAGCTGGTCTTGCTGTAAGTGGCGCTGTTGCACTTGTAACTATATGGAGTGGCTTGATATGGAGTATTTTACCATTCATGTGGATTTTTGCAATTGCTCCTCTTGGTTTAATTTTATTATACAGTTTTGCAGGTCAAAACTGGGGATATGAAACTCTGCGTAATTTTTACTACGCATTTACAGCAATTATGGGAGTAGGGTTATCTCCACTGTTTTTGATTTATACAGGCGAAAGTGTAGCACAAGTTTTCTTTATTACGGCTGCAACATTTTTATCTGCTAGTCTATGGGGATATACAACCAAACGTGACCTACAAGGGTTTGGACACTTCTTAATAATGGGCCTTATAGGTATAATTATTGCAATGGTAGTAAATATCTTCTTGCAAAGCAGTGCAGTGCAGTTCGCAATCAGTATAATTGGTGTATTGATTTTTACAGGACTTACTGCATGGGATACGCAAAATGCAAAAGGCATTTATTACTCACACGGAAATGACCCACGTTATGGTATCCAATTTGCATTGAGCCTATACCTAAACTTTATCAATCTCTTCCAAATGCTGCTAAGCCTGTTAGGCAATAGGGAGTAGATAAATACACTAAAGGAGACTGCCGTGAATAAATCTGACATCAAAAAAGCTATAATTAGAAGCCAGCACTGTCAACGGAATTGGGATTTATCAAAAGAGATTCCCGAAGACGATTTAGAATTAATTAAAACGGCAGTCACCGAGTGTCCGAGCAAACAAAATGTTGCTTATTACACAGTGCATTTTATTACTGATCGAAACCAGATTGAAGAAATTTACAATTCAACAGATGGTTTTGTGGTAAACTTTCAAAGCAATGCAACTGTAACCAACAGTCAAGTGTTAGCAAATCTTCTTTTGGTTTTTACTGACAGTGAAGAAGAACCAATGGAAAACATAATTGGTGATAGATTTGTTCCCAGCAAATTTATTGAAACAGAAGAAGACATGCTCAAAGACAAACACATGGCAGTAGGCATAGGAGCAGGTTTTGCAAACATTACAGCAAGTATGCTTGGTTACAGCACAGGTTGCTGTGCATGTTTTGATCCTACTGCTGTGCAAAAAGTTTTAAACACAGACAAGCATGTTCACCTTCTTATGGGCATAGGTTTTAAAGATGAAGCTAGACCTAGAAGAGAACACCATGTTGAAGATTTCGTTTTCCCTACAAAAAAGAAACAGCAAATCCAAGTAAAATGAATACACATTTAGGTTGACAATTTTTATAAGATTGTTATAATAAAGTATCATTTAAACACGGAGTAGAATATGGCCATTCACGGCATGATTGATCTAGAAACACTAGACGTAACACCCAACGCCTGTGTGCTTACTGTAGGTGGTGTAAAATTTGACCCTTTCAACGATACTGAACCGCACAGCGAATTCTACTATAAACTTGATTTGGATGCTCAAAACAGTCGTAAGGTTAACGACAGCACTATTGCATGGTGGAGCACTCAAGATCAAAAAGTTCAAGACGAAGCATTTAGTGAAGAAGGTAGGACTCATCCTAAAGAGTTTTTAGAACATTTACCTAAATGGATGGTAGGCGTAGATGTGCTGTGGGGCCACGGCTATGGTTTTGACATTACAATTATAGAAGATATGCTAAGGTATTATGCAAAACCAATTCCTTGGCAGTTTTGGCAAGTGCGTGACAGCAGAACATTATTTGCATTAGCAAAAACGGATCCACGCAAAGCAATGCAGAGTGATTTGCACAATGCACTAGCAGACGCATACTTCCAAGCAAAAGGTGTGCAAATGGTTTATAAAGAATTAGGAGTAACAAAATGACAGATGGTCCATTTAAATCAGTGTTTGACGCTGACACAGACGGAGTAGTGCGTAGGGAAATTGTAACCTATCGTATAAAAAATGGTATTATGGTAAAAGAAGAAGCAAGTCGTGATTACTACAAATCAGGTGACTATCACGATGCACAAAACAGCAAACCGCTGGTAGCGAGGTAAAAATGGACAATAGTCCTATAAATCATTTGCAGCAACTTATGACAATCACCATGGAAGAGTGTGGTGAATTGACTCAACGTTGCAGCAAAATCATGCGCAAATACGAAAACATTGAAGATATAGAAGAAGAACAACGTGTCAAACTAGTTGAAGAACTAGGAGATGTCTTTTGTATGATGGAACTAATTGTAGAACATAATCTAACCGACTGGCGAGAACTACAAGATCGTGCAGACGTAAAACTAGAAAAACTTGCTACCTGGAGCACTCTAGTAGGATGAGTGGACAGCGGCGTTGGCTGAAACTGTGGGCAAGAACTGTTGGGATGCCGATTGGTATAACAGACGATGACAAACCTGAGTTTTTGCCTATATCACAAGAAGATGTAAAACGTGCTTTGGCATTTAGAACTTTCTGGATTGTCTTGCATATTGTTACATGTTGTGCTATTATAGCTGGTAATGGAAGAACCTTAGGAATTTGGTAATACAAACGATGACTAATCTACGTAAAAAAAGGCTACTTTTATTAGCAAGACACGGTGGCGATCACAAACGGTGGTATAGCCAATATCTAAAATTACAACGCAAGGGGTTAATTACTTGGCAATTAGGATTCGCTGCACTTACAGATGATGGCGCAATTGAATTATTTGAATTGGAAAAAGAATGAAAGAACTATGGGTAGAAAAGTATCGTCCAAAGACAGTGGACGGTTATGTATTTAGAGATGATGCGCAAAGGAGCCAAGTAAATACGTGGATCAAGGAAAAGACCATTCCGCATTTGTTGTTCAGCGGCAACGCAGGAATCGGAAAAACGACACTCGCAAAGCTACTCTTCAACGAGCTAGAAATAAACGACTTAGACATCTTGGAAATAAACGCAAGTCGAACAAACTCCGTAGATGATGTGCGTGACAAGATTATTGCATTTGTGCAAATGATTCCATTTGGTGACTTTAAGGTCGTGCTGCTGGATGAGGCAGATTACTTGTCGCCAAACGCACAGGCAGCATTACGTGGTGTTATGGAAGAATATCACAGCACAGCAAGATTTATTTTAACGTGTAATTATCCAAACAGAATTATTCCAGCGATCCACAGTAGATGTCAAGGCTTCCACATTGCAAAAATTGATCAAACTGAGTTTACTGCTCGTGTCGCTGAAATCCTTATCACAGAAGGTGTTACTCCAGACTTGGATACGCTTGACACCTATGTAAAAGCCACATATCCGGACTTGCGCAAATGTATAAATATGGTGCAGATGAACAGTGTAGACGGTAACCTTGTATCACCCCAAGAGGGCGATAGCGGTGAAGCTGACTGGAAACTTGATATGGTTGAACTGTTCAAAGCAGGCAAAATCCACGATGCACGTAAGTTATTGTGTGGCACTGTGCGAGCAGAAGAGATGGAAGAAATTTATCGTTGGCTTTATGACAATATTGAATTGTTCGGAACAGACGAACAACAAGACCAAGCAGTGCTAATTATAAAGCAAGGACTGGTAGATCATACTTTGGTTGTAGATCCAGAGATCAATCTAGCAGCGACATTAATTAAATTAGGGGCATTATAATGTTAAAAAAACTTTTTGGATATATTCCAATTTTTATGAATGATTCAAGCAAGCATAGACAATACACATTGATGTATGAGGATCTTTGCCAGTGAATTGGGTAATCGTTGCATTAGAAGGCGAACTTGATAAAGATACTTTCCATGCAAAACGTCCAGATGTAAGCTGGCAAATTGAATATTGTGGGGTTGGAAAAGTAAACGCAGCAATTACAGCATGCCGTCTTGCTGCAATATCCGGCGTGCAACAAATTGTCAATTATGGAACAGCAGGTATTGTTAGCTACAAAACAATAGTATCTCAATTAGTAGAACCAGATGTAATTATCCAAAGAGATATGCTGACAGAGCCTCAAGCACCAAGGGGGACTACACCATTTGAAGATGGTGATACAGCAGGGCCTATCTTGATGGATACCAATACTAATATAACACTAGGCACAGGTGACAGTTTTGTTATGGAAAACGATCCGTGGTTTGAGTATGCGAATATCGATCTGGTTGATATGGAAGGCTATGCAATTGCTAAAGCATGTAAATTAAACAACATCAAGTTTTCGTGCTGGAAATATGTAAGCGATTTTGCCGACTCTAATGCAGCGGAAGAATGGCAGAAAAATATAAACAATGGCGCAAACCTGTTTATGGAGAAATTGAATGACATATATAGTTAATGACTCGTGTATTAAATGCAAGCACATGGATTGTGTCGAAGTTTGTCCGGTTGATTGTTTTTATGAGGGCGAAAACATGCTGGTTATTAATCCAATAGAGTGCATTGATTGTGGAGTATGCGAACCAGAATGCCCAGCGGATGCAATCCATCCGGAAACTGCCGCAGGAGCGGATAAGTGGGTTGAGTTCAATCAAAAATGGGCAGACATTTGGCCTAATATTACTTTAATGCGTCCAGAAGACGTTCCAAGCGATGCAGAAAAATGGCATGGGGTAAAAGGCAAAATGGAATATTTTAGCGAGGAGCCAGGCAAAGGTGATTAGAGCAATATTAGCATGTGATGACAACTGGGGTATAGGAAAAAACGGAACATTGCCATGGCCGCATAACCCATCAGACCAAAAATGGTTTAAAGAATGCACAGTGGATAGCACTGTGGTAATGGGCAAAACAACTTGGGATGACCCCGATATGCCAAAGCCATTGCCTAAAAGAAAAAATGTTGTAGTAACATCAACCGATGCACCTGGTGCTCATATTGTAACTGATTTAATATCTGCAAAGAAAATGCTGCCCCAGATGGATTTAGAACAAGATGTATGGATCATTGGCGGAGCAAGACTGGTGTCTAGTTTATTAGCTTATATAGATGAGTTTTGGTTAAGCAGAATACCAGGAACATATGATTGTGATACATTTCTTCCAAAAGATTTAATCGAAACATCTTTTTATTTGCACTTATCAGAGAAAAAAGATGGCGTGTATATTGAAAAATGGAGAGCATATTGAAACAGTATTTGAATGCCCTTGACCATATAATGGCATTTGGCAAAGATAGAGACGACAGAACCGGAGTAGGAACCAAAGGTGTATTTGGTTATCAAATGAGATTTGATCTGCGTAAGGAGTTTCCTGCTGTTACAACTAAAAAATTAGCATGGAAAAGTGTTGTAAGCGAATTACTATGGATGCTAGAAGGATCAAGTGACGAGCGAAGACTAGCAGAAATACAGTATGGCGATACAGTAGAAAACCTTATTGGGAAAACTACAATATGGACAGCAAATGCAGACAAACAAGCCAAAGAGCTGGGTTATACCAATACAGATACAATAAAAGATCTCGGTCCAGTATATGGACACCAGTGGCGTTCTTGGGATGCACAACTAGGATATGTAGATCAGATAGCAAGATTACTTGAAGGATTGCACTATGATCCATATGGACGAAGACATATAGTAAGTGCATGGAATGCAGATAGAGTAGACGTAATGGCTTTACCGCCTTGTCATACCATGTTCCAAATGCATGTGTCAGGTGATGAATTAAGTTGTCAACTATATCAACGCAGTGCAGATATGTTTTTAGGTGTGCCATTTAATATTGCTAGTTATAGTTTGCTTACACATATTATTGCACAAATTGCAGGATTTAAAGTTGGTGAATTTATTTGGACTGGCGGTGATTGTCACATTTATAAAAATCATATGGATCAGGTTGAAGAACAACTTACACGCAAGCCTTTGAAAGGTCCAACCTTACAAATGCCTGCTTTTAGCAATTTAGAAGATGTTAAAAACACAAAACCGGAAGATTACAAACTTTTAAATTATTATCCTATGGATAGTATAAAGGCGCCTATGGCAGTATGAAACTAAAAGTAATTGACGTAGAACATTATACAGATACACTTTTTAGGATAAGAACCGAACGTCCAAATTCTTACAGATTTACAGCAGGTGAATTTGTTATGATAGGAATGGACGATACTCCTAAACGTGCATACAGCCTTACTAGCGGACCTTATGACGAATATTTAGAGTTTTACAGTATAAAAGTGCAAGATGGTCCCCTTACAAGTAAACTACAGCATATTAAGGTTGGCGATGAACTTGATGTAGGAGACAAACCTACAGGAACTTTGATATTGGCAAATTTAGAACTTGGCGGACATCTAGTTATGATGGCAAGCGGAACAGGTATTGCACCTTTTATAAGTTTACTTAGAGATCCCGAAACTTACGATTTATTTGAAAATATTACAGTCACGTGGACAACACGCACACATGCCGAACAAGATAGTTACAGAGATTTTCTAAACGAAATGCCAATAGAATATATTAGCACAGTTACACAAGAGCCTGCTGAACTAAATGGACGTATTCAAAAGTTTATGGAGGACGGAACTGTGCAAATAAATGACCCTACACAGCAACGTATTATGCTTTGTGGTAGTATGTCATTTAACACAGATTTAAAAGAATATTTTTCTAAATTAGGATTTAACGAAGGCAACAAAAAAACACAAGGAACTTTTGTGCAAGAGAAAGCATTTGTGGGATGATGGGGGCAAATTGGCGGCCAGATCCTAAGCAAACAATCAATGAACGTTTCGCGTGGTGGCCAGTTAAAAGCACTTGGAGCAAAAAGCTAATTTGGTTGGCAAAGTATATACAAATGGAAGTATACCACGACAGCGAAATGTCTAACCCTATAAGGTCAAACACATTTACTTTTGTATACTCAAAAAACGAATATTTACTTTATTTGCTTAGAAACAGTGAAGGTAGCGGTTCAAAAAATCCGCTACCCCCTAAAATTAGTAATCAAGCATCTCCGTAAACTTCGAGAACTTCTGCAACAGCAGGATGTCTTTCAATATCTCCTTTGTGGAAATCTACTATATCAATTCTTGTTGATTCAAAATCTCTAAGATGACTGATAAAATCAATTAGCCCGTTATCTTTGAGTCTATCTGCCTGTGCTAAATCTCCTGTGACAACCATTTTACTGCCTTGCCCTATTCTTGTAAGCAGCATTTTCATTTGGTTAGGTGTTGCGTTTTGCATTTCGTCTGCAATAATATAAGAGTCTTTGAAAGTTCTACCACGCATATATGCTAATGGAGAAATTTCAATTACACCTTCTTTTATCATGCCCTCAATTTCGCCTGCATAAAAATGCTCACGAAATACATCAAATATAGGCCTGGTCCAAGGTGCCATTTTTTCTTCCAGTGTTCCTGGCAAAAACCCTAGATCCTCATCGGCACTTACTGCCGGACGAGTTACAACAATTCTATCAACTGTGCCATCTAAGAAATTTTTTACTGCTGCCTGACATGCTAACATTGTTTTACCTGTGCCAGCAGGACCTATACCAAATACAATGTTTTTAGCATCGTTTAGTAGACTTAGTATATATGTTTCTTGATTTCTGTTTCTGGGAATTAGTTGAATGTTTCTAGTTTTTTGTGGAAGGAAGTTATTAATTTTTACAACATTATTGTTGTATTTTTGCTTTTTAGCAGCTCTCGCTTTACCCATTAAGTTCTCCTTTATATGGATAGCAGGGCAATCCCAAGCAGGATGACCTGCTGTTTGTATTTACTCTTGTTGAACAAAAATAAAGTGCGCTGTGAATTATTTTATCATCTGTGCTATAATGATAAATAGTATAAAGTGAGTTTATAAACATGCCTGATATTTTAGATACTTTAGACGTAATTAAAAATTTAGAAAACATCTATGACAGCGATCGTGCGTTTGGTGTTTTAAAAGATTTTGAAAGAGTTATAGACGAATTAGGATTATATGTTTACGATAACTGGGGATCAGGTGAATTAGTTGATGGTCCAAAAATAGAAAGACACTGGGTAACTTGCAAGTTTATGTGGCCACGAGATATGATGCCAGATCCTATGGGAGGCAAAAGGCTTGTAGACTATGATTGCAAACTTACATATGCAAAAACATATATTGTCAAACCACGTGAAATTAAAAAGCCAGATGACATGCGCCCCGGCACAAAAAAAGGCAAACTAGATAAAGTTCCTGTTTGGGTAGTAGAAATCCAAATGCCAAAAAGTCTAATAGTTGATATATACGGAGGCACAGTTGAGCCTGAAGAAACAGAATCAGTTATGCCTACTGCTCCAGCGCCAGAAGCACCAGGTGCAGCTATGCCTGCAGATGACCTAGGTATAGATCCGTTAGCCGCAGGAGGAGCAATATAATGAGCTACATACAAAGCGACCTTAAAGATCTTGTAAAAAATATTTTCGAAGTGGATGCATTCAAAAGTAAAATGGGCGACGATGAAGATATCGTAGTGGTTAGTTTTAGTGTAAAAGAATCTGGCGCTGCGGAAGATTTAGTTGATTTTATCGAAAAAGGATATAACTTTGTATTAGATGCAGACTCTACTAGTGGAGAATTAGAAACTGGCGATTACAAAGTATTTGTAGAAATCGAAAGAAACCGTAAAACTAACGAAAATATTATGGAAATACTAGATGGTGTAGGCAAACTTGCAGCAATTGATCAGTTCAAGTTTAGATACCACAAAAGTTTTGCCAGCACAGATGTCAGTGACGAAGCACTTGCAGAAACTATACCTACAAATCCAACAGATTATATTGTAAAGATAAGTGAAGGAAAAGTAGACAACTACAGTGAATTCTTTAATAAAGGATACTTAGAAAAGATCGAAGCAATTGGTGATGAACTTATTGTCAAAAAAGCATATGCAGATCCAATTGGTTTTAGAATTAAAAACTTTGGTCCTTCAAGCCAAATAAACGAAACTCTTGAAAAAATTAATATGAATGATTATGCCGAGATACTGTTTTTAACAAAATATCTCGGAGATTATAATGTAATGAAATTCGGAGATAAAACTATTACCTTCGAAAATAAAGGACACACACTTGTTGTCGAAAGAATATAGTAACTGCGATAACTGTGGCAGACCTAGCCACTGTGGATTGCCAGAATACGTAGAAATGAAAGACTATAACGAGCCGCCAAAAACAATAAAAATATGTAATACATGCAGATGCGGACGCTGCACAAATATAGAAAGTAAGATGTAATGGCTGTAGAAGATTTTGATTTTGAATTTACAGAAGATATGGTTATCGAAATGCTCAGAGGTAACGACGAAGCAGAGGATTGGTATGATGCAATGTGCGAAATACTACCGTTATGGGAAGTAGATACACCAGAGCGTGTAGCAATGTTTATTGCGCAGTGCGGACATGAATCTAACAATTTTAGAGTTCTAAGCGAGAACCTAAATTACAGTGCAAAAGCACTGAATGCATTATTTGGAAAATATTTTGAAAGGGCAGGAAGAGATGCTCAAGAATATCACAGAAAACCTAGAAAAATTGCGAATGTTATTTACGCAAATAGAATGGACAATGGCGATACAGATTCCGGTGATGGCTGGCGCTTTAGAGGCGGCGGAATACTGCAACTTACAGGTCGCTACAACTATACTAAATTTGGAGAAGAAGTAGACATGTCTCCAGAAGAAGCAGTTGAGTATGTGCGCACAAAAAAGGGTGCATTAGATTCTGCTTGCTGGTTCTGGGATACAAACGACTTGAACAAGTATTGCGATGCACGTGACATAAAAGGTGCTACAAAGCGAATAAACGGTGGATATATAGGTTTAGAAGATCGTAAGAAGCATTACGAACATGCAATGGAAGTGCTGGGCGGACATTGGGAGCCAAGCAAAATTGTATACGAAACAATACGTGTAGGTTCAAGAGGTCCTACGGTAAGAGCTGTTCAAGAAGAATTAGAAATTGGTGCTGATGGTATATTTGGCCGTGGCACTGAAGCTCACGTTAAAGCGTGGCAAGAAGAAAATGGACTTACACCTGACGGTGTAATGGGTCCGAAAAGTCTAGCGATAATGTTTGGAGAAGACTAGTGTTTAGTAAAAAGTGTCAAGCACACTTGAATGATGTCAACATGACAAGATGGCAGCATTTTAAATTTGCTTGGTGGTTCTTATGGCAACTTAAAAAAGCAGGTATAGCGTTAGCTATACACAGTGTTGCTCCTAGATTTTTGCAAACATATGCTAGTGATAAAATACTAGAGTTAGCTGAAATTTTAAAGGATCATAAAAAATGAAACTATCGGGCATACTAATTGTAGTAATACTAATGATGGGCAGCATTGGTTATTGGTATTACAACGATACACAAAAAACGATAAAAGTGTTGACAGAAAACAATGCAAAACTAGAGTTAGCTGTTGAAACAAACGAAGCGGCAATTGAAAGTTTACAAGCAGATTATGCTGCTGTAGCTGCCGAAAATCAACGTATAAATGAAGCATACGCAGAAATACGTAGACAGAACAGTCGTTTAAGTAGCAAACTTGCCGATATGGATTTAGGACTTTTAGCAGCAGAAAGACCAGATTCTATAGAACGTGCTGTAAACAACGGAAGTAAAAATGCCGGTAGATGTTTTGAAATACTGTCCGGCTCACCACTAACAGAGGAAGAAATAAATGCGGAAGATGGAGAAACTTTTAACAAAGAGTGTCCTTGGCTTTGGCCTGGTCCTGCTACTGTCGGGTTGCCTGGGGAATAATCCTCAAACAATCGAAATCAGTGCAAAACCATTAGACAAGCCAGAACTCAATTTGCCACCAGTTGACGAGTTGCGTATGCGCCCTGTTGAGTGGGTCATTATCAACGAAGAAAATATGGAAGAAAAAATAGCGCAACTTACTGCTAACGGACAGCCATTAGGCATGTTTGTTCTTACAGGAGAAGGATATGAAAATTTAGGCTTAAACTTTTCCGATATTAGAGCTATGGTTCAGCAGCAACAAGAAATTATAGTTGCATATGAAAACTATTATAAAGCAGCAGAAGAAGCAATGGACAATGCTGTAATAAAAGAATAAATACACATATAACTATGAGGGCAAATTATGTGGGAAATGATACAAAGTATGGCTAGCGATCGCTTGTGGATATACACAGCAATTGCCGGTTCTATAATAAGTGCTATAGTTGTAGCATATCTAAGCACTACAAGAATAGGGCTTTGGGGATATGCACAAGTAGATAGATTATTAGATTACCTTGTGGTTCGTTGGGGCCTTACATGGCTAGAACAACCAGAAGATGCTTGGCGTAAAAAATACCCCAAAATTACTGCTAAAATAGATTCAATTGAGGCAAGACTAGAAAAATTGGAGGGTAAAAATGCCAAGAAAAAAACCTGAGCAACTTAAAAGCGCGGCGCCTGCACCAACTGCTACAGAAACTAAAGCGCCTGCGCCAGCACCGGTAGCACCACAAATTCCAGCAGCAAAGCCTGCAGAAGCACCAACTGGAAATTTTCATCCTGCTGACTTAGATGGCAACGGATATGTGGACGCTGAAGAAAAAGCAATGGAGTTAGAATTTAGACGCAAAGCTCTAGAAGATGCCGATGCAATGCGTGACGCACAACGTAGCATGGCATGGTTTGCACTTGCAGGAATGCTGCTATATCCTTTTGCAGTTGTGCTTGCAGTATTTTTAAACTTAGAACAAGCTGGCACAATCTTAGGCAATATGGCTGCAACATATTTTGTTTCGGTTGCTGCTATTGTTGCTGCCTTCTTTGGTGGACAAGCATACACGCAGTCAAGTTCAACAAAAAAACGGTAGGGTCTAAATAAGTAATAGTATGGACTATTACAGTAGATTAGGTGTATCAAAAACAGCATCGTCAGATGAACTCAAGCGAGCATTTCGCAAACTGGCGATGCAACATCATCCAGACCGTGGTGGTGATCAAAAAACTTTTCAAGAAATCAACGAAGCATACGATATACTAAAAGATCCGCAAAAACGCAAACAATATGATAATCCACAAACACAATTTGAGTTTGACATAAACTCGCAAAATATAAATGATATATTTGGCGAATTTTTTAGACAAGGAAGACCTAGTCCAAGACAAAGAAGAAATCTAGATATAACAATAAGTGTTAGAATTACACTTGAAGATGTGCTTACAGGTAAAGATATAATTGGCAAATACAGGCTGAAAGATAATACAGAGGAAATGGCAACTATTCGTATACCGCCGGGTATAGAAAATGGGCAAGTTATGAGTTATAAGGGTTTAGGCGACAATACTTATAAAAATGCCCCAAGAGGCAACTTGCATGTAAAAATTATAATAGAAAATCATAAGGTATACGAAAGAGATAGGTTGCATTTACGCACTAAATGTGCTATAAATGTATTTGAATTAATCCTAGGCACAGAAGTAGAAATCCACAAGCTCGAAGGTGGACCTCTAAGAATTAAAATTGCAAAAGGCACAAATCCAGGCACTATCCTTAGCATACCAAATCACGGGCTACCTGATAGACGAAGTGGCCGAAGAGGCAATATCTATTTAGAAATACGTGGTATTACGCCTAAAATTGACAAATATGAAGATGTAGAAAAGATAGAGAAATTGTATGATGAACTTAATTTACGCACCTGATGTAATGTTAGAAACTCAAGTGCAAAAAATGAATTTTGATGAAATACATCCTGCTACAGTAGCACCTGACATGATAAGTGTAATGACTATTAATAGTGGATTAGGATTAAGTGCTAACCAGGTTGGGCTAAATGCACAAATTTTTGTGATGAAGACCCTGTTGAATAAAAAATGGGGCAGTCCTTTGGTTGTTGCAAATCCAATCATCAAAGGTTTGAGTAAAGAAATGGAGTTAGGCATTGAAGGCTGTTTGAGCCATCCAGATTTATACATAAAGGTTAAACGCCCTATTAGCTGTATTGTTGAATTTGATACACTTGCAGAAGATGGAAAAACTATCATTCACACAGAAACAAAGTTTGACGATATAGATGCTAGAATCTTTTTACATGAATATGATCACCTACACGGAATACAATTCATTGACAGAGTAAGCAAATACAAGTTACAATTAGCTGAAAAGAAGCGACTAAAACAAATTAAAAAAAGGAAAATTAATGGTTGAGCCGAGCAAAAGTTTACAAGCAGTTTTTGAAAAAGCTGTAAAAGATGCTAAAAAATTAAATCACGAATACGTTACACTAGAACATTTATTGTATGCAATGCTGTGCGAAGATAAGTTTGGTAACATTATCGGCGGGTTTGGCGCTGATATAGATTATGTCAAAAAGACCCTTGAAAACTATTTAAAAACTAAATTAGATGAAATTAAGATCGAAGGGGGTAAAACAAAGCCACGTAAAACACAAACTGTTGAGCGGGTGCTTAACCGTGCTTTTACTCAAGTTTTATTTCACGGACGTAACAATATTGAGATAGCAGATGTGTTTATCAGTATACTCAGCGAAAAGAAAACTTACGCATTTTATATTTGCGACCAAAGCGGAATCACAAAAGAAAAATTCTCTAATTACATGGCAAACGAGTTTGATGCTGAATTTGACCATGAAACAGGCCAAGAAAATACTGGCATGGCTAATCGTGCCCTTAGAGAATTTACTACACATCTTAATGAAGAAGTAAAACAAGGCAAAGTTGACCCAGTCATTGGGCGGAACGAAGAAATGGATCAAGTTGCATTAGCATTGGGTCGCCGCACAAAATCTAACGTTCTTATGGTAGGTGATCCTGGTGTTGGTAAAACTGCTATTGCAGAAGGTTTGGCTTTTAAAATAGAAAACAATGATGTGCCTGACTTCCTAAAAGAATATAGTGTTTACACCCTAGACATTGGAAGTATGTTAGCTGGTTCAAAATATAGGGGTGATTTTGAAGAACGTTTCAAACTTGTATTACAAGCGTTGAAAAACAAAGGCAAAACAATCATGTTTATTGATGAAGCACATATGATTTCGGGTGCAGGAGCCGGCGGTGGCAACAGTGCTAACGATCTTGCAAACATGTTAAAGCCTGCGCTAGGAAAAGGAAATATTAAAGTAGTTGCATCTACCACATGGGACGAATATCGTAAATATTTTGAAAAAGATCGTGCTCTCATGCGTAGATTCCAAAGAGTAACAATTGATGAGCCAAGTCCGTCAACAACCATAGAAATTTTACAAGGTGTAAAAAAATATTATGAAGAGTATCATGCAACAGAAATTACACAAGAAGCAATCGAAGCTGCGGTGAAGCTCAGTGTAAGATATCAAACAGATAAAAAATTGCCAGACAAAGCAATTGATCTAATTGATGTAGCATGTAGTAGATTCAAAGTTCGTAATCAAACCGAAAACAAAATTGTTACAGCAGATAGTGTTCAGTTTGAACTTGCAAAAATGGTAAATCTACCAGAAGATCAAGTCAAGGAACGTGAAGCTGAAAATCTAGTGCATTTGGCAGAAAATCTTAAAAAAGTTGTATACGGACAGGATGATGCAATTGAAAAGATTGTAGACAAAATACTGGTAGCACAAGCAGGATTGAAAAACGAAGACAAGCCGATTGGTTCTTTTGTGTTTATGGGTCCAACAGGTGTAGGTAAAACTGAATTAAGTAAACAACTTGCAGAACAAATGGGTGTAAAATTAGTGCGTTTTGATATGAGCGAATATCAAGAAAAGCACAGCGTGAGTAAACTTATTGGCTCACCTCCTGGTTATGTAGGCCACGAAGAAACAGGCGGACAATTGATAGAAAAGTTACAAGAATCTCCTAATTGTATTCTACTGTTAGACGAGGTAGAAAAAGCACATCCAGATGTATCTCAGCTTTTACTACAAATTATGGATAACGGTAAAATTACTGGTAGCAATGGCAAAGAAGCAGACGCCCGCAATGCTACTTTAATCCTTACAACAAACCTAGGAGCGCAGGAAGCAGAAAAGAATACCATTGGTTTTAGCGAAACAATGGATAGAGATTACGACGACGAAGAACTAAAAAAGTTTTTCCCTCCTGAATTTAGAAATAGACTAGATGGCATCATTACATTTGGCAAACTAGAAAAGCCTGTGATGATGAAAATTGTTGGCAAGTTCCTACTAGAACTTAAAAACAAAGTAAAGGAAAAGAATATCAATATAACTGTTTCTGATGAAGCACTTGATTATCTAGTTGACACAGGCTTTGATAGTAAGATGGGCGCTCGTCCATTACAGCGTGTAATTGATCACGAAATTAAACGTCCTTTAAGTAAATTGATGTTGTTTGGTGAACTGAAAAACGGCGGCAACATCAGTATCGATTATGTGGATGACGAACTAGAGATACTGGTGGTAATGACTGATGAACTTGTTGAAAACTAAAAAGTTACATTACGGAAAGTATCTTTACAAAACATCTTTTCCTAATAGATTAGCAGGACATTTTAGGACAGAGTTGCAAAAAGATGGTCATTATGGCCATCTACGAGTAAAGTTAGACGAAATGCACAGTGCATTTATTCCGGGTAGCACAGAGATAAAGATGCCTTGGGCGTATAGTTCTCGTATGTATGATTCAATACCTACAGAAGATTATTTTGATGCAATTGATTTATATAGACTACTTTGTAAATCAACTGACATTGAGTTTACTTTACGTTGCGAAGCGTTTAGACTAAACATTTACAGTAGTGACAGAGATTTTATTACAAAAATTGTCAATACTGTAAGACACAAGTTTATAGAGTTTTGGGAGCCTGATCCTGAAGATGCAAAGTTATTGGTAGCAGAAAGCAATGTAATAATTGTAAGTGAACCTCCGCTCTATGAATATAAAATTACACTCGGTAAGAAGATAGGAAATCCCAGTCTGGCTAAATGGGTCCAGGCAAATCCAAATTTAGCTAAAATGGGAGACATTGCAATGCACGAATGTCACATTGGAGGCTGGGTTAAAGGCTATTATTTTTTTGTAAGAGACGAAAAAACACTGTTAATTGCGCAAATGCTTGTAGGGGACAATATACAAAGAGTTGACCGTTTGGTTTATAACAGATAAATAGTTATATGCCAAGTAACAGTGAAACAATTTTAACACAAAATGTCCATCCTGGAGATAGCACCACAGAAACTATCACAGGTGAAAAATACAAAGGTGACGGCTACTATGGACGTAGCGATGGTTTCCACAGTGTTCAATTTAATCTAATAGGATTTATTGGAACAATCAGTATGCAAGGCACTCTTGCAATTGATCCGGCATCAACTGATTGGTTTGATATTGATGGAACAACACACACTAGCATTGCTGTTGATACACAATTAAGCGATGGCGGTCATATTTATAATTTTACCGGCAACTATGTTTGGGTAAGAGTAACTGTTACAAATTGGACCGATGGCACTGTTGATAGTGTCTATCTAAATCATTGAGGCAACAGTATGAAATTTATAAACGTAATATTAGACCAAAAACACGAAAAACATAATATTGTAGAAGCAATTACTAGTAACTTTAAAATGCCATTGAACGAGAGCGGACAAGAGTTTTACGTCACTGATAATTCAGTAGGTTGCGAAGTTAAATCTGTTACCGAAGAATATATAAACAACTTAGCAGAAAGTCTGTTTGATATGGGCTTTGATAATTTTGACATAGATGTCGAAGACGATTTTGAAAATGTAGACGAAGTGACGCTAGAAGACGACGAAGACTTTCACGAGTGGTTCGGCTACCTTGCATTTTCCGAAGATGAGCACGACATGTTCGAAGCAAAATATCGCGGGCGCAAAGTAAAATTAAACAAGCCAATGGCAGGCGATGTTAAGAAGTTTAAGGTATATGTAAACTGTCCCGGCAAAGGCGGCAAGAAGCGTGTTAAGAAAATTAACTTTGGTCAAAAAGGCGTAAAAATTAAAAAATCTAATCCTAAAAGACGCAAGAGCTTTAGAGCAAGACACAACTGCGATAATCCAGGTCCAAAGTGTAAAGCAAGATATTGGAGTTGTAGAAAATGGTAAAAATTGTAGAATTTTTTGATCATGAAGCACAACCAGATAACTTGCTACCTCCAATTGACTGGGACTTGTCCGAGGACCTAGTGATTTTTATGCGTAACGATCCAATGTTTTATCGTAAAAGTTTATTTCCAGCAATTGAAACTGTAAAAGCGTCTGATCCTATGGACACTACAGCATTACAAAATGTAGTGACAAGAGGGTTGGGAAAGTATTGCGAAAAGTTTAATATACCGCATCCAAAAAATGAATTATTAACAGACGAAGATATATCAAGAATAGTAGAACGTTTGGTGCAAGAAGATTGTAAAGGCCAAACATATGGATCTTAAAACGCTTCAAAAACTTGCAGGTATAAATGAATTCAAAGGATATACACCGTATACCAATGAAAACATTAGTCATACTGGCACAGAGAAAGCGCAAATACAAAAAGATCGCAATATACAACCTGGTGATCCAGATTGGTTTGAACTATGGTTTAGTAGACCATACTGGTTAGGTATGCCAGCAAAATTTAGAGGACGGACCAAAAGATGAGCTTATTCAAAAAAGTTTGGCGTAGTTGGAATCCATGGTATGTTCTAGAAGTAACGCACAGAGGCAAAGAAAGAAGATTCATAGTTAAAGATTTCAAAAAGAAATCTCCTAAGCACATAAGTGGCACAAATGCAGACGGAGAATTTTTTGAACTTAAAAGTGAAACTCCAATGGATTTTTATGTAGAAGAATATAGGGCAGATCTAAAATGAAATATCCTGTAATGAATTATAAACAAATTGAAAAGATACGTAAAAAGTATGCAAAAGATTGGGAAGTTAGAGAGCAAAAATATCTCTATAAAAAAGTAGCATTTGACGATTACAATGCTGCACTACGCTTTATGATGATGATAGAAAAGCCACAAATCAAATTAGATCATTTTGCAGACCTAGGGCTGTTTTATAACGAAATGATCATTATGGTGTATACGCATGATGTAAAAGCACTAACACAATTAGACTTTGAACTGGCGGTGTATATAGATTATGCACTTGACAAAATGGGTGCGAGACAATTATGAAGATTACAGAAGTAACACAGAACCAAAGGTTAAACGAGTTTGTATTCATACCACCGGTTGTGGTAGCATTAACAACTGTAGGACTCCGCGTTGGCACTGGATTGTATGCCTTGCACTTAGCATGGAAAATTTATACAGGGCTACGAAGCGGCGAAATGACAAGAGCAGAAGCAGTAAAGTTAGTCGGAGAAGAGGCTGCTTATGTATTGGGAGGTATAGCTGCTTTTAAAGGTGCAACTATGACCTGGAGGGCTTTTAAAAGACACTGGAAAAAAGCCACAGCAGGCACAGTTGGTATAGGTGCTGGCACAGGTGTTGCAGCTCAAACTGACGAGCCAATAAAAGAAAATTTAGCCAAAGGGCTAAGAGCAATATTCGATGTTGCAAAGAATTTTGACGAATATAAAAAAGAAGTTTTTAAAATACTTAGACGCAGTTCTAAATTCAAAAACCTACCCGATGAAAAAATCGAAAAAATGTCTCATGCTATAACCACAGCAGAAACTTCTAAAAGAGCAACAAGATCCGCAGCACCAGACGACGACTTTAATATTGAGTTAGAACGGAGACGTTTAAATTTTGATCGCGGCGACTATTTACAACCAGTGGATGACTAATGAGAAGTTACTTGAATATCGTAGAAGCAGCAAATAAAGGCTGTCCTATAGCAACACAAGATGTTGATGTTAATTTGAAAAATCGTCAAACAGCAATTGACGATTACTATTATGGACCAGCCAATCCTGACAAGCCTGGCAACTATTGGAAAGACTATGCCAAACGTTGGAAAATAGATGAGAAAACTGCAAAAACCATGCAGTGTAATAATTGTGCAGCGTTTGACGTTTCGGACAAAATGTGGGCATGTATAGAATCAGGTATACAAGGCGATGAAAAAAATGCTGATGCAATGGCAACTATACACAAAGCAGACATAGGTTATTGTAATTTTTTACATTTTAAATGTGCAGGCTCACGTAGTTGCACAGCATGGGTAAGTGGAGGCGCTATTGACGACAAGGATCTTACCAAATGAAGATAAATGAAATTGACGATTTTACAAAAAGAGACATAGAAAATACTCGCTCGTTGAACGTGGCAAAATCTATGGCCAAAGGTAGCAATATGAGTCAGATGGCCGATAAAATAGAAGACAAGTATCTATCTATTCGCGACGAAGCATTACGCTATGCACAACAAGACGGCAATTTAGATCTATATCAAGCATATGTTATGGCAATCCAAGACCACAATCTTGATCCTGCAATGGTTTTTGATTGGATGAGAGCACCAGAAATACACCAGAATGAAGATTTAAAAGATGCAATTCCAATGGAAGCAGAAACAGGCGGATGGTTGCAGAGATATGAAGAAGAAGGTGAAAAAAGATATTCTACAATTCCTGATGCTAGAGTCAAAAGAATATTATCTAAAAAGAAAGAACTTGTAGACCAAGGTATGGAGCCTGAAGACGCACAAGACGAAGCAGCAAAATTTTTTAATGTAGATTCAGAGGAATTTGATGAATTGCTGTCAAGTATGGATGTTAAAAGACTTAAAAAGTTATCGGGAATATAAAATGAAGATAAACCAAATATTAGAAGGTGTAGGTCGTATAACGTCACAAAATCAAACACATGATGTTGGCCCAAACGAAATAAAAACACAGGCAGCAAAATTTGGTAACATTGTAGACAAAGACGGACGCCCGCCGACACTGAGCACCAAAGTCAAAGGCAAAAGCACCAATGTATTGTATAATTTAGGACTTGCAGAAAGCAAACAATACACTTGTCCTAGAACCAAAGCTGCTTCTTGCCAATGCGAAAGTTTAAACAAAGTTACAGAATCAGATGAAGAAATTACTGCAATCAGTGTTTTAGAGCACAGTGATGCAGTCAAAGGCACTTTGCTATTCAAACAAAAATCAGATGGCGACACATTGATAGTTGGGGAAATATCGGGTTTGACTCCAGGCGAACATGGATTTCATATACATGAATTCGGAGACTTGAGCAATGGTTGTGAAAGCGCAGGGGGCCACTATAATCCTGACGGTGTAAATCATGGAGATATAAACAAAGGACATGTTGGCGATCTAGGTAATATTGTTGCAAACAAAAGCGGAGTAGCAAATGTAAGGATAGCTGCCAAAAGAGTTACTCTTAGAGGCGAACGCAGTATTGTAGGCAGAGCAGTAGTTGTCCACGAAGATAAAGATGATTTAGGCAAAGGCGGAGATACAGAAAGTCTTAAAACAGGCAATGCAGGTGATAGACTTGCCTGTGGTGTTATAACATTGAAGGAAAGTTGAAGTGTATGCAGACTCAGAAAGATTTAAAAAAACTGGTAAAAAAGAAAACCAAAAAGTTGGACAAAGCCAATCAGAAAGCAACACGGTTACGATTGTCAATAGCGGAAGCAAAACGAACCTTGGCATCGATGAAGACGGAAACATAGACGATATAGAATTTGCTCACTATGTGAATAAATACAAAGAGCACGAACAAAAGCATACAAGCACAAACGAACGAGCAAAATACTGGAAAGAATACAATGAAAATAAGTAACCTAGACGAAGGATTTTTAGATAGCGTGAAGCAATGGTTTACAGGACCTAGTTATATTGACCGTTGGGCAGAAAAAAGAGATGACGCTGTAGGCGATATGTCAAGAAAATTTGTAAGTATGCGAGAAGAATATGCCGACACTGAATGGGCAGAGCAAATTGCTTGTCGTATAGACACGTTTGAGGATTTTGTTTTAATCAAAGGTCGTGCTCCAAACGATCGTTCGCAAAGCCCACGTGCTGTATTAGATCCGGCAGCATGGCAAGCCAAAAATGGTAATCACAAATGTGCAATCAAAGAGTCAGTTAACGAAATGAGTGCTGGAGGAGTTACGGTAGCAGCAGTAGCAATGCCATTAGGCATGCAAAGCAGAAACGGCACTGTAACACCAAAAAAGAAGAGAAAGAAAAACGAAGGTCAGTATGGCGAAATAACACATCAGGATCAAGACGTTACACAATCCGAAGTATTGGTTAAAGGCATGGGCGTGTATAGAATGGATCAACTTGAGCAGCGCATCAAGGATAGATTACAAAATCTTTCAACACTTATAGATAGAGGCGAGCCTGATCAAGCTGCCAAATTGTTAGCACCAAACAGCGGCACATACAAGTCATTGATTGCTATGATGAATGCATATGCTGAAGCACATGACGATTTAGCATTTGGCGATAACAACTAGCTCTAACTGATAAATAGTATTAGTATACTATTCGGAGCATTATAATGACAAAGAAAATCAAAGAAGGTTTAGCAGATCTTGCCGATCGTGCAGAACGTGATCACGAAGTTCAAATGGCACGTAGCGATCTATACAAGCTGGCCAAATATTCAATAAAATTACACGAAATGCTTAAAAATGTTTCAGAAGCAGAAGGCATTGAGGGATGGCAACAGGCCAAAATTACAAAAGCCGCAGACTACATTTCAAGCGTATACCATGCAATGGATTACGACATGAACATGGAAATGCCAATGGCTGCTGAAAGTGCAAAACCAAAGCGTAGAGCACCAGTATTAAGCGAAGAAGAATTCACAACATATAAAGCAAACCTAAAAGCAAAACTTCAGAGGAAATAATCATGAAAGTAAACGAGATTGTTACTGAAGCACAACAGCTAAACGAAATTCGTAGTTTTATTAAAGTAGGCGAGTTTCTATGGAAATATGTTCCGCTTAACGTCAAAAAGAAAATGCCATGGGGTAAAAAACCAGATGCATGGAATCCTGACGAATTTATGCAATATTTAGAGAAAACAGGTAATGCAAAACGAGATTTAGAAAATTTAATAAAAAATGTTCCTAGTGTTGAGCAACTTGCCAAGATGGAAAAACATCTTGGTGATTATCTAAAGACAAATCCAAAAGCATCTCCTGCAGGACAATATTTAATAGATGTCATAAGATTACGCAAACAAGAGTTAATTAAAATGAATCAAAGTTTTACACGTCCAGATGTAAGACCAAGAGACGATTGGAGAAACATGTAATGGATTTTCATGCACTACAGCACAAACTATTTGCGTTGGATCCTGTAGATCCTAAAGAAGATCTAGCAAGACTCAGAGGACAGGCACAAGGTGCTGCACAAGCGCCAGTTGAGTCAGATGTAGATTACTTGCAAGAAAGTGCAAGTGTGCCAGAAGGTTCATTACAGATGGATAGAAACTACAGTGTAGCAGATTTTGCAGCACTTGCTGGTGTAAGTGAAGGACAAAAAACAGGTAGTGCAGGTCAAGCAAAAGGTAGTGATCCTATGCCCAAATTAAGCAAGCCTAGTCGCACTGGCGAACAGCCTCATCCATTAAAAGACAAACTTGTCGGCGATAGCATACAATACGAAGATGATGATCGTATTAGTGCATTAGAGCGCAGGATTGAAGCATTAGAAGCCTTGCTGAATGAAAAAGCAGTCAGTAAAAAACAGCAGCAATTCTTTGGCGTTGTAAGATCAATGCAAAAAGGCGATACACCTCCTGAGGGAGAAGCAGGAGAAGTTGCTAAAGACATGTCAAAAGCAGATGTGAAAAAAATGGCAAGCACTAAACACAAAGGATTACCGACCAGAGCTGAAAATATTGACACAAGCGATATTAAAACTAGGTTGTATGATGCACTGAATAAAAAAATGGGCCTATAAATGAAACTTGAACACCTTTTACTTGTAGAAAACAATCTAGCTCAATTTAGAAATGCTCCGTTCAATGCCAACGTGCTTGGACAAAGATCGGGTGCTACAGATCTACAAGTTCAAGAAATTAAACAAGCACTGAAAAAACACAGACTTGCCCTTGGAGAAAGACCAGAAGGCAGTTTGTGGAACAGTGATCAAATGGCATGGACGGGTGACGAAAGCGGAGTATGGACAGCTGAATTGTCTCGTGCTATTAGAACCTGGAAAGAAAGTATACAAAAGCAAACCCGGGGTGTTGCAAGAGCAAAAAAGATCTCAGTAAATGATACAATAAACAACGACGAAGATTTATTCTATTTGATAGACGCAGAACTAATACCCGAAGGACAATCTGGTTTTGGATTTTTAAAGATAACCCAAGGCAGAGTTGCAAGTGAAATCAAAGCCATGTCAGCACGTATAGACTGGGCAGATGAGATTCCTGTAAAAAATGTAGATTCAATCAACAGTTTGGCAGATATGATCGACGGTATTGGTTACAATGGCTGGATTGCAATTATAACACCTATACTAAACACTAGGTTTCCTCCACCAAGAGATAATGCAAGAGTTGGTAGAGAGCGTGATGCTCTTATACAACAAATTAATACAACCACAGGCGGCTTGCGTCAATGGTATACAAATTTTAGAAGAAAAGTTTTAAGTGGTGTTCCAGAAAGTTTTAGTGTAGAAATAAATGGCAGCAAAGTGAAACTTTTGCCTGATGCTTATATGATAGTAAGGTCATTTCCGCATAAATTGATGTTTCTTCATTTTGCAAACATTGCAAGTGCATTACTCAAGCAAGGTGCTGCCACTGACGCAGAAAGAGAGACTGCTGCTGCACAAGAAGACGCAGATCGATATGCAAATCAGCCAACCAGCACTGACATAGAATACGCGGGTCTTGCAAGAGCACTAAAAGCAGCGTTCGACAACGATTTATTAGCAGCAGTTTTACCTGGAGGCAGAGGTTACGAAAGTGACGATGAAATAATTGAAGATGTGTTCAGCAGAATAAAATCAGCAGCAGATTATGATAAAATTGCCCAAGCATATGCAACACCCCAAATTGCAGGCGATAATGCAAACCTAGGCAAAGATCTGTCAGAACAAATGCGTCTTGAAGACTATGAAAGAATTGTAAAAATACGTTTGTCTTATGTAAGACGTATAGCACCTAAAATATTACATGCTAGAATTAATTTTGCAGGTGTAGAAAATATCACAGTAAATTTAGACAATAAAGAATATGTAATAGGTGATAGAGTATTCAACGACAAGGTGCAAATTGAACCCGAAGTGTTTGATGTAATACTTGAAGATGCAATACTGAGACAAGCAATTGAACAGTCAGGTAACACTATTCCAGACTTGTTTGTTGAGCCTAAAGATGTTCCAGACGAAATTAAATTGCGAGTTGCTAATTTGTTTATTGAAGCCATTGAAAGCACGTATCCTGAACTTGTTCCATGGTATACCAATCAAGAACCTTTTGATAGTGTATCGTTAGATCTCGGCGGGGCAAGACTACGTGAAATAATGGCAGAATTAGCAGTGCTTGCCAATGCTGGGTCGTCGGATTCAGAAATGACACAGCGCATAGTTGATATATTAGAAAGCGATAGATTGTGGCTGGTAGGCGACGGAACGGAAGATAATAGAGGCAATGCAGCGATAACATTTGATCGTAGGTATCAATTAGAAGGCTTAGGCGGAAGGACACTGCCAGCGTCAGATTTACAGACAAATTTAAATGATACAGATCGTGATTTGATTACAAGAATGGCCGATGACAGAAAAGACATAGTTGCTGCTGCAATGGAAGAATTGGCTGCAAAACCAAATAGCAAAGAATATTACAAAGACAAAATCTACAACGGATTTAGAATAGAAGAAGGAAAATATCCTGATCTATTCTATAACGGAGAGGAAGCTCTTAAATCTCTTTTACTGCAAGGCACATTCCCAGATAATGATGCACCTTTTGCTATGTTAATACGTGCATTGGATGATGATGTAGCAATAGCAGCGCCTAGTGTAATTGTTGATTTGATAGAAGAAAGTTTTGAAGGCGAAAACTGGTTAGAGAGAAGGATCACCGGCGGCACCAACGAAGAACTGTTACTAGCATTGGTTTCTACAATTAAAGACAGAACTACATATAACTGGGTAAATACTTTCTATAATGGAAATTTATTCAACGATGTAAGACAAGAAGGCAGATGGAGTAGTGACTTTGTAAAAACGCTTGCTGATGCAATTGGTGCAGATTATGCAAGAGCACAAGAGTTCAGTGTTCCAGAAGCAGCAAATAATGCCTACTTAGAATTAAGAAATACGCTAGCCGGTAATGATTTGTCAACAATGGATCAGAATGAACTACAGCCAGTGTTTGACGCTTTCTATCGTGCTTTTGATGCTTGGGGAGAAAGTAAAATGGATCCAGCACCAGGCGAGGAAGGTGGCAATCAAATAGCAAATATGACAAACTACTGGTCAGAAGTATTGTTACCATTCTTAGAAGTTATACTAAATGCATTTCCAAATGTAGATGATATGGACGAATTACCAGAGCCATACAGAGAACTAGCAAACTACATTTATGAATGGAGACAAAAAGTTCTTAAAGTAGGAGGCTGGGGAGAATAATGAATTTGGTAAATTTAAACCCTGAATTTACTGATTATCCTTACCTTACTAAGCCCATACAGAAACAATTGGTTGAAACTTTGCCTTTTAAAGACTTTGACAAAGACGGATACGAAGTTCCAACCCCACTTGAACACTTACACTATGAAGCAAATGGGGTAGAACTAAACAGAGAAATACAATTTCACATAGCACCAGTTCAAGAATGGTATAGAGACATTGAACAAAGTGAACATGGACTTGTTTTAGACCATTGCATGTTGTTGACTCGTTATGCTTTTGCAGACCAAGCAAGAGAACAAATACAAGACGTTTGTCGTAACCGTCCTATACTACAAAAATTATTAAACATAAAACCAAAATGGGGTATTGACTTTTCTTTAGATTATGTTACACATGAAGTTGTTATGGAGGTAATACATATCGAACAAGACTTTGATATTTTAGAAGACGCCTATGATGCAAAACAACGACTAGAAAACATAATAGACAACACTGATTGGTATGATGGTGCTTTACAGTTGTGGAAGCGAAAAGACGAATGGGAAAACTTGTCTAGTGATGATCATAGCGATTATAAAGCACAGTTCTTTGGATGGGAAAGAGCGTTTGATAATAAAAAGGTTTTTAACACTTGACTTTTGGCCCTGATCCAATTATAATATAACAAATAATCAAGGAGTATTGCATGAGCGATAGAGTTTATGGCCCTGACGAAAAGGCCAAGCTAGAACGTCTTGTCCGTGAAGGCGTTACAGTATTACAAGAAATTGAAGATTTACAAGCAGGATTGAAAGAAACTGTAAAAGCAGTTGCAGAAGAACTCAATGTAAAAACTAGTCTTATTAACAAAGCAATTAAAGTAGCACAAAAGCGTGACTGGAGTCGTGTGCAAGATGAGTTTGAAGATTTAGAAACTATTGTTGCAACCACAGGTTACGACAAAGATGCGTAGTATCATAGATTTTTTCAAGCGTAGCCACGCATTGAATCCACGTTTGTTCTACATAGAAATGGCCAGTGCCGTTAGTGTTCTTATTGCTAGTTTCTCATTGAGTATAAATGCAGCTGATCCTGACATGCGTTGGATCTATCCGTTTTTCTTTTTTGGAACAGCATGTGGGCTATATACTAATTATAAACGTAATCTTGCATTTCCATTAGTGCTAATGACTGTGTTCTTTTTCAACAACATATATGGAAATGGTGTAGCTTGGGGTTGGTGGTAAGGAGATATAATGCCATACGTTGATGCTTTTTTTGATAGAGACGCTGATATTATTCGTGCTGTAGAACGCAAGGATGGTAAACGTGTTTACAATGAATATCAAGCAAAATACACATTCTACTATGAAGATCCACGTGGCAAATACAAAAGTATCTTTGGCGATCAACTGCAACGTGTGGTTTGTAAGAACACAAAAGACTTTCGCAAAGAACTTGCTATTAACAAAGGCAAGAGAATGTTTGAAAGCGATGTGAATCCAATTTTCCAGTGTTTAAGTGAAAACTACTTGAACCAAGATGCACCAAAGTTGAACGTGGCGTTTTGGGATATTGAGACTGACTTTGATCCGGATAGAGGCTTTGCTCCAGTAGAAGATCCTTTTATGCCAATCACTGCAATTACAGTGCATTTGCAATGGCTAGACATGTTGATTACAGTTGCAATGCCACCCAAAGGCATGGACTTTGATGAAGCAAACGCTATGTGTAAAAGTCGTTGGGGTGAAGAATGTATACTGTTTCCTAATAGCAAACAAGGCGAGTGTGATATGCTTGAAGCATTCCTTGACTTGATTGAGGATGCAGATATTCACAGCGGTTGGAACAGTGAAGGTTATGACGTTCCATATACTATCAACAGAATACAACGTGTATTGAGCAAAGATGACACAAGACGTTTTTGTTTATGGGGACAGTTGCCCAAGCGTAGAGAATATGAAAAGTTTGGTAAGATGAGCGAAACATATGACACTATTGGTAGAGTGCATATGGACTATCTCAACTTGTATCGCAAGTATACATATGAAGAACGTCACACATATAGACTAGATGCTATTGGTGAAATGGAAGTTGGCGAGAACAAGACTGTGTATGAAGGCACACTTGATCAACTTTACAATAACGACTTCGAAAAGTTTATTGAATACAACAGACAAGACGTTGCACTACTTGACAAACTAGACAAGAAACTGAGATTTATCGATCTTGCAAATGAGATTGCACACGACAACACAGTGCTGCTACAAACAACAGCAGGTGCGGTTGCAGTGACTGAACAGGCTATTGTCAACGAAGCACATAGACGTGGTATGCAAGTGCCTAACAGAGTAAATCACGAAGGCAACACAGCAGCAGCAGGTGCTTATGTTGCGTTTCCAAAGAAAGGCGTGCATGAGTGGATTGGCAGTATGGACTTGAACAGTCTGTATCCAAGTATTATTCGTGCAATGAACATGGCGCCAGAAACTATCATTGGACAAATACGCCCTGATTTAACAGAAGCGTTTTTACACGAAGCTATGACACTGCAAAAAAAGTCATTTGCGGGTGCTTGGGAAGGAAAGTTTGCCACACTTGAATATGATGCTGTGATGGAACAACGCAAGGATATTTCGTTGCACTTAGACTTGGAAGACGGCAGTAGCCATGTGTTAAGTGGTGCCGAAGTTTATAAACTAATTTTTGACAGCAACCAACCTTGGATGCTCAGTGCTAACGGCACAATCTTTACAACAGAAGTAGAAGGTGTTATTCCTGGACTGCTAAAACGTTGGTATGCTGAACGTAAGGAACTGCAAGCAAAAATGCGCAAAGCAATTGACGCAGGCAATGAAACAGAAATAGCATTTTGGGATAAAAGGCAACTTGTTAAAAAGATTAACTTGAACAGTTTGTATGGTGCTATCCTAAATCCAGGTTGTAGATTCTTTGATAAACGCATCGGACAGTCAACTACACTGACTGGTAGATGTATTGCAAAACACATGGCTGCGGAAGTTAATAAGATTATCACAGGCGAATATGATCACGTAGGCAAAGCAATCATATATGGCGATACAGACTCTGTATACTTCAGTGCATACCCTGTGCTCAAAGATGAAATACAAGCAGGAAGTATTCCTTGGGGCAAAGACAATGTCATCACGCTGTATGACCAACTGTGTGAACAAGCAAACACAACATTCCCAGACTTCATGCGTGATGCATTCCATTGTCCACGTCCACGCAGCGAAGTTATTGCAGCTGGTCGAGAAGTTGTAGCTGACACTGGTTTGTTTATTACGAAGAAACGTTATGCAGTGCGAGTGTATGACTTGGAAGGCAATAGAACAGACAAAGACGGAAAACTAGGCAAAGTTAAGGCTATGGGCCTGGACTTGAAACGTTCGGATACTCCAGTGTTTATGCAAGACTATTTGAAAAGTTTGCTAGACATGGTATTAGAACTAAAAGACGAAAAAGAACTGCTAGATTCAATCAGTGCATTTAGACGTGAATTCAAAGAACGGCCCGGCCATGAAAAAGGTTCACCTAAACGTGCAAACAAGATTGGACACTATCAGCGCCTTGAAGAAAAGCAAGGCAAAGCAAACATGCCCGGACATGTCAGAGCAAGCATTAACTGGAATACACTAAAACGTATGAACGGTGACAAGTATTCACAAGATATTGTAGATGGCATGAAAGTTATTGTTTGTAAACTAAAACAAAATCCACTAGGCTATACAAGTGTTGCATATCCAACAGACGAACTGCGTTTGCCAGAATGGTTCAAAGAATTGCCATTTGACAGTGATGCCATGGAAGAAGTTATTATTGATAATAAACTAGGAAACTTGATTGGCGTGCTTAACTATGACTTAGAAAGCACAAAACAAAAAACAACCTTCAATGATTTATTTGAGTGGGGATAAAATGAGTGATGAACAAAAGCTAATACTTATTACAGACTTTATAGAACAAAAATTACGCAAAGAACAAGAGCTTGAATACTATCTCAAAGAACTAGAGGAACTACAACGTAAAATAGGTTATCTGCGACGTGAAGTAAGTTTAACAAACACAATTATTAATATGATAAAAACAGAAACCGTTTATGATATTAAGGAACAAATGATTGCAAATGACGATAACATTATAAAATTACCAGAGGACGACAAGTGAAGTTTTTTATCACAGGAACACGCCGAGGTTTAGGAAAAGCACTACAAGAAAAATATGGCAATTGCAATAGTTTAGAAGATTGTGACATCTTTATAAATTGTAAACATGACGGATTTAACCAGGTTTATATGCTTTATGAAGCTGCAAATCTAAATAAACGTATAATTAACATAAGTTCAAATTCGGGTGATGGTATCAAATATAAGCCGCATGTATATGCAGTAGAAAAAAATGCTATTGACAAAGCAAACGAACAGTTGTATTATCAAGGAGTATATACAACCAGTGTAAGATTTGGATGGTTTGACAGCGAACGTGTTGCAGATGTTGAAGATAAAAAAATGAGTATAGAATACTGTGTTGAAGTTATTGATTGGATTTTAAAACAGCCACACAAAGTGAAAGAAATTACAGTGACCCCAAATGATTGATGTAACATTACATAAAAATTTTTTACCACGTAGTGTAATAGATAATTTATACACGTTTTTTGAAGAAAATAAAGACTTGCATGAGTTAAGCAACCATATGGTAAAAATTAAATCGCCTTGGAGTCATTGTAAAAATTTATTAGAACCATATTTAGAAAAAATTATAAACACAGAAAAGAACTTAGGCGATAACTTTTACAAACATAAATATCCATATTTTCCGCATGTAGATGCAGGTAATAATATCTTCTCAGTAAATGTTTTAATTCCTATAAAAACAGGCAATAGTGAACTGCAAAAATTTATTATTTTTGATCAATACAAAGCAGATTTTGTGCCTGCGACATGGACTGGTAATTTTAATTTTGAAGCAGACTTTGAATATAATAAGATGTCAGGATTTCCATCAAAGGATAAAACTGTCAAAAATCTAACAAATAAAGAAATTGATAATGTATTTTACGAAATGTATTTAAAAGACGACAGAATGCGAGATAAAGAATTGTTTTTTGGACTAAGCGGCACTGCTTATAATTTTTTGCCAGGCAATGTTCTTGTATTTCCTAGTAATCGAATACATGCAACCGGAACAATGATGAGTGATTGGAAAATAGGATTAAGTTTGAGGTTTGAAATATGAAAGTAGGATTTACTTGTTCGACATTTGATTTACTACATGCAGGTCATGTGCAAATGCTCCGCGAAGCAAAAGAACAATGCGATTATCTTATTTGTGCATTGCAAATGGATCCAAGTGTCGACAGAAAAGAAAAGAATGCTCCTGTGCAAACTATTGTAGAGCGTTATACACAGCTAAAAGGTGTAAAGTATGTGGATGAAATCATTCCGTATGGCACCGAAAAAGACCTAGAAGATATCTTGACAATGTATCATATCAATGTTAGAATACTAGGAGAAGAATACAGAGACAAAGACTTTACTGGCAAGGATATTTGCCGTAAACGTGAAATAGATCTGTATTTTAACAAACGTGATCATCGCTTTAGCACAAGTGATCTACGAAGAAGAGTATGTGAGGAATAGACATGACTTTTGAATGGAATAAAATATACAAATGGGAAGAAGCCTTCGAACGTGAAATTGTAGAGTCTGTTGTCGAATATGTTTGTAGATATTATGACGTAGAAGACTTTGACGAATTAACTGCAAACCAAATAGACGAAATTATGGAGTTTATGGAAGGACTAAACGAATACAGTGTTCTACAAGTAGGATTTAGACATTTAATAAATTACTGGGAAGATGCATCTTATGAAATCGAAGACGAGTAAATTTATATTTGATGTTGATGGAACATTAACTCCAAGTAGACAAAAAATAGATCCTCAATTTGCAGAATACTTTCAATCTTTTGTGCATAGTAATAAAGTGTGGCTGGTTACAGGTAGTGATTATGCAAAAACTGTAGAACAACTTGGAGGAAAAATTTGCGAGTCAGTTGTAACTGTGTATAATTGTAGTGGAAACGATGTGTATTTCAAAGGCAAACGTGTAAATTCAAAACCATTCAACGCTCCTAAAGAGTTATACAAATTTATGGAAAGTTGGTTACAAACAAGTAGTTTTCCTTTGCGCACCGGAAATCATATTGAAGAACGTATGGGCACTATTAATTTCTCAATTGTTGGTAGAAATGCTACAATAGGTGAACGGCAGTTATACATAAAGCACGATATCCAAAATAGAGAGCGTGAAAGCATAGCATTTCAAATCAATTTAGACTTTCCCAATATAACTGCTACTGTAGGAGGGGAAACAGGCATTGACATTTATCGCAAAGGAGGCGACAAAAGTCAGATCCTTGAAGATTTTAGTGGTATTGATGACATATACTTTTTTGGAGATAAAATCGAATTAGGCGGCAACGACTATCCTCTTGCAAATAAATTAAACAATAAGCGTTGTTTTAATGTTAAAAACTGGAGAGACACTTGGGAAAGGTTGTCTTACTTTCAGGAGGCAAAAATAGCATCATGATTATTGCAGGGTATGGCTTTGTAGGAAAAGCACACGAATTACTATTTAAAAATTTTCGTAGAGAAATTGTTATACATGATCCTGCAAAAGGCATGACAGCAGATTTTGAAAATACAAGTGCAGTAATTATCTGTGTTGCAACACCCCAAGCGGAAGACGGCAGTTGTGATATGAGTGCTGTATACGATGTAGTATCAAAGTGCAAAGCAGGCACACCTATTATGATAAAAAGCACTATAAGTTTAGAAGGATGGCAAAAACTTAGAACTGATTATCCTAAACATAAACTTTGCTTTTCTCCTGAATTTTTACGTGCTACAAATTTTATGAATGACATACAAGATTTAGATCATATAATATTAAGTGGAGATACAGACTATTGGCGAGATCAATGCAGTTATAATTGGCCTAATATTAAATTAAGTATTGTATCGCCAAAAGAAGCTATTGCTATAAAATATTTTAGAAATGCGTTCTTAGCCACCAAAGTAAGTTTTTTCAATGAATTATATGATTTTTGTAATGCAAATGAAATAAGTTTTCAAGGTGTAAGACTTGGCGTTGCAGCAGACAAACGCATAGGTGATAGTCATACTTATGTTTGGCCAGAAGATGGTGTAAGAGGCTGGGGCGGGTTTTGCTTTCCTAAAGATACTAGTGCATTATTAAAAATGGCAGCAGATAAAAATATTAATCTAAATACACTTGAAGCAGCAGTTGAATACAACAAAACAATCACAAATAAGTCTTGACTTTACAGCAATAGTGCAGTATATTAAAACAAAATGGAGACAAATATGCAAGACATTCTACAAGATATGGTAAGTCATACACACAAACTTGGCTTTATCACAACCCTCAAAGTAACGGCAGAAGCCGAAACTGGCATTGAAAGTATGGCAGATGATCGAAGTGTAATTATGAATGCAACCACACATTCGCCAGTAGGTGAATTTACAGGTGTATTTGGTATGCCCGATTTAGGCAAACTTGCTTATCACTTGAACAATCCAGAATACAAAGAGAATTCTAAAATCGAAGTTGTGCAAGACGAACGCAACGGAGAAGTTATGCCAACGCACATTCACTTTGAAAATGCAACAGGCGATTTTAAAAATGATTATCGCTTTATGAATAAAGCAATCATTGAAGAAAAATTGAAAAGCGTAACATTCAAAGGCAACAGTTGGAATGTAGAATTCCAGCCTAGCATGGCAGCAATTGCACGTATGAAACTTATGGCAGGTGCGCACAGTGAAGAAACTGTATTCCAAGTTAAAACAGAAGATGGCAACTTGAACTTCTATTTTGGTGACGAAGCAACACATGCTGGTTCATTTACTTTTGAACACGGAGTTGAAGGAACACTAACCCACACTTGGGCATGGCCAGTTGCACAAACTATTGCTATCTTGAACTTGGATGGTGATAAAACCATGAGCATCACAGATCAAGGCGCTATGAAAATTAGCGTAGATAGCGGTATGGCAAATTACGATTACATTCTACCGGCACAACAAAAATAATGAAAACAAACCTTACTGAAACACAAAACGATTATGCTGTTTTCTTGCCCAGTATTAGTGGCTTTTATGCTACGTTTGTAGGCAAACAACGTTACAGCGAATATGTAGATTACAATCGTGTTCCAGCAGGTATTGGTGAAGTCGAAGGTCTTAATTTTTTGAATCCAGATAAAGGAGCGTTTCATTATAAGTGGGCGCTCTATTCTGCAGGACACGCAGAACTTGATACAAACAAAT